GCCGATTCCTTTGCCGACGAGGTTGCCCAGATGCCCGCCAACGAAGCCTCCGATTCCGCGCCCAATAGATTGGGCGCTCATCTTGGCTCTACGTTTGGCGTGGTTCTTGGGGGGCGGTCCTCGCTTCGCTTTCTTGTTGTTGCGCTTGCGTTGTCTTGGCATGGTCGTAGGGGGTAAGAGCTGCTGTTTTACTGCCGCTCAATTACGCCACCTCCTACCACGCTGAGACACGCGTCCCGCACCGCAGCGGTCGAGGTCTTCCAGCCCGCTATGATGCGGGCGAGAGAACCGAGCTGCGGGACATGCCGAGTATGCTCTGAGAACTGCTCCCACAGGTCGAGCGTGATGCTCTTCTGCGTGAGAAGTTTGTAGAACGTCTTCGTGTAGTCCACGGGGGCGCAAACGCCATCAGTGAATAGAGTGGAGCAGAACTCGAAGGGGGCTCCCGGATCCCTCTTCTCGTACATCTTGAGAGGATGCCCTAAAGCAGCGTACTTTTGGGGGGCGTCTTCCACGAACTCCTCCAGACAATCATCTCCCATGGCGAATGCCCACGACGCTCCTGAAAGGAACGCCACGGCCACTCTGAGCCGGGAGTTGGTTGAGGAAGTGTTGTAGGAACCTGAGATCTGCACTCCTCCGTCTAAGTGGCACAGCAATTTGCCATCTGGCATGCAGTACACTGACCTGGAGGCGCAGAGAGCTCGGGCTCTCATGACCTGGGCGGCGAATCCTTGCATTCCGCCTAAGCGGATGCGCATTTCGCCTTCCAGGACCAGCTCCCATTCCTTGACGGACCAGTCCCAACCGGTCACGTCGGCTTCAGCCAGGGCTTTGCCCTGTGCTAGCCGCACGACGTGCTCTCGGATGGTCCTAAGGTTGTCATCGGTTTGGAGACTGAGTCCTGGCGCTGAAGGGCACTTGATCCAGTCGTCGATCTCGGCGTTGTTCTGGCGAGAGCACATGAGGCGCTCGATCACCTGATCCACGAGAGAGACTGCGAATATCAGGCGCCAGCGCCCTTGTTCCACTTTCTTCTTCGAATGTGGCTCGCCCTTGACAAAGGTTCTCACTGGGTCGCAAAACCCTTGCGCGAGCAACTCGGAAGCACTAAGTGCCTCGACGGGTTTCTCACACATCAGTTTGAGCCTGTCAATGACGAGCTTCGTCAGAGTCTTCAGACCCTGGTCAACGAAAACCCCGTTGTCCAAATAGTCGGTGTGGTAAGGAATTCCTGGCTTGGAAGACCTCACGATCTGGTTGGCAACGAAAGCGATCCTCTTGGTCATCACCGCCTCGTCGATACCCGTGTCCGTGAACCCCAAAGGGGAGCTGGTTCTAGGGTAGAG